GCTTGTTCTAGATATTGTTCTTTTTTAGTTTGTCTATACATCACCAGTGCGTCTGCACGCTTGTTCATCATTTTGTCTATTTGATCTCGTATGCGTCTAATTTCATGTGCAAACATGGGATGGTTTTTGATCCATTCATTCAGTTGTTTGCGCTGTGCCTCACCAGTGCGTCTGCACGCTTGTTCATCATTTTATCTATTTGATCTCGTATGCGTCTAATTTCATGTGCAAACATGGGATGGTTTTTGATCCATTCATTCAGTTGTTTGCGCTGTGCCATGTAGCTTTCCATTAGATCTTTTTCTGATTGCTTGTCTAACATACAGTTATTTACTGCAGTGTATGAGTTCTCTGGCTCCATAAGATATCATGAAATCAGCGCCTGATCTGATAAAAACTTTTCTAGTTTCCTCCAGTAATGTTTGAGATTTTTCACTTTTTTGTATGCTGAGAAATTCACCACTGGTTTGATACACACCCACTGGTTTATTTGTGGCCTGTTTAATGGGCAACACTAAATCTATGCTGGTAATACCTGGTTTGACCAGTAGGTAATCTGCCCCTTGATTGGCATATTGAGTTGAACTCTGTATGGCTGTTGCTCTATCCAACACATCCAATTGATACCATCTCTCTGAACTGGGTGTGGAATCCATGATACTTCTGAAAGGTTCATACAGCACACTTTTGAATTTAGTGCCATAGCTCAATATTTTTTTGTCTGTGATTGCTCTCAAAGTGGCTGCTGTGTTGGGTTGCATATCACTGTGTGCCACACAGTCTGCTCCTGCTGCCAAATATGTGCTGGCTTGTGATTGCAAAAATTTTTGTGTGGCTGATGCATCATCAGGCACGCAGCAGTGTCCGTCTGTGCGTGTGCCGCAGAGGCAAACATCCACCATTAAAAATATTTTTTTTTGAAATTCTATTTTGATTTTTTCTATGTGTGAACCAAAGGTTGTCCAATTGGGATCATCTGTTTTGTTGTGAGTGGTGTTGAATATCAAAAAATTTTTGACACCTAAATCAATATCTTTTTTGATTCTTTCTATGGCTCCATTTATGCTGAAATTCATGTTGTCACAGCCAAGCAGTCCCATCTCACTGTCTTCTCGATCACTCACAAAGATAGGCTGAATCAGTTCTATGTTGTTGGTGTGTTTTGATAAGCTGCCAAACATAAGCGTATTATACAGAAGATTTTTGGTGGTGTCAAGACTGATCGATCAGTCATAAAAAAAGATAGGGGGTTTCCCCCCTATCCCTTTTGGTGTTCTTTTCGATTTATTATGAGAACGATAAGTTTGATACGCTAACTTTTGACAAATAGTCAGCTGCGTTACCTAAAGATGACGCAGTGTTTGACAATTCTACATAACCATATCTTGTTAAGAAGGAAATGGTTGGTTCAAAAGTTGATGGATCAAGAACAACACCTGAGCTCATTAGTGGAATGTATGGGCAGTAGAACGCAGGAGCATCTGATTCAGATGAACCTTTGTATCCTACTAAAACATCATCACTTGATGCATAGGTGTTAACATATACTTTCATAGAGCTGTTTAAAGTTCCTACCAATTTACTGTTGGTTGGAGCTTCAAAAGAACCTTCAGTTGTTCTTGCGAACGCTGAAGTTGTAGCTGATTGAAGTACAGTTAAAGCAGTTGGAGATACTACAGCGTAGTTTCCAGCGCCTCTTCTTGTTCTTTGTGCAATCAAATTTGCTGCTCTGTTGATTAACACTGCTAATGCAGCGTGTTCATCACCAACGAAAGTAGCAGTTCCAGAAACCGCTGATTGGTCATAAGCGAAAGCTGCAGTTCCAGCTAATGAACTTAATGAACCAAGGATTTCTTGATCAATCTCAGCAGTAATTTCTTGAGCAAGTGCTGCCATAATTTCTGCTTCGATATCGATGCCTTGTTGTGCTTGTGCATCTTGAGCTGCTTCGAATGTCCATCTTGCAGATAATTTTCTGCTTTTGGCTTCTACGGTTTGCTTCAAGATTTGGATTGATAGTTTCTTACCACCTGAACCTTCTAAAGCCGCAACAGAGGCTGCCTTAGTGGTTGAGTTATCGCCAGAATATGCTTCTGCGATTTTGAAAGGTGATAACGCTTCTTCACCAGCAACGGTTGTAGTTGTACCGCTTGATGCTTCTGCATATCTTACTCTTAATGTGTGGATTTGTCCCACAGGGCCTGTCATTGGCTGCACGCCCACTAATTCGTTGGCGATAACAGTTGGCATAACCCGTCTTATCACTGGTAGAATTACTCTATTCAGAGTAGCTACGTTACCTGCAGAGGTCGCACCAGAGGATGCTGTTTCAGCGATGTACTTCTTTGTGTTTTCCAAAGTAACATCCATCACAGATCTCTTGTTGCCTTTTAAACCTTCCAGTAACGCTGACTTCGTTTCCGACCAGCGAGCTTCTGTTAGTTCTGACATTTTATTTGTCTCCTTTGTTGTTTATTATAAACCAGCAAGTCTTCGAATTTCAAATATGTTTTTCTCGAATACTTGTCTAATGTTAGTATTTGTATTTGTTTTGTCGCCTGTTACTTCAGTGCCTTCTTTTAAAGCCTGTTTAGACTTTGCTGGGGTATTGCCGTTGATTACCGCTGGCATGTATTTGTCAAACGCCGATCTTAATTTCGATGTTTGTACAGTTTCCAGTAAGTTCTTCATTATTTCTTTTTGTTCGGTGTTTAGAGGAGCTGTAAGCTCACCAATCACCACTGTTCTCTCTGCTGCATCTTTCGCCGATTTTATTTCTTGGTCTTTAGACTCAATTAATTTGGCATTCTCCTGTGCAGCTTTTTTCGCATCTTCTATTTGTTGATCTTTGATCTTGACCACTTTTAGAAGTTTAGCTGTTTCTGATTTTTCATTGAGATAGCTGTTGGCATACTCTTCTGAAAAACTTTCAAACAGTCTGCGTCCAAAGTCGTTCTTTCTTGCAGAATCAATGTCTTCTTTCAGTTGACTAATTTCTTTCTTAAGAACTTTGTCCACTGTGTCAGATACCAATGTTGCACTCTTCTGTATGAAATTCTTGCGAACTTTTGCAAAGTGCTCTTTTGCTTCTCTGATTAGTCTTACTTTTGTTTCTGCTACGTCTTGTTTGTCTTGATGAAATTCTGCGATTTCTTTTGACAGAGCATCCACCACAAAATCTTCCAGTCTGCTGAAATTTTCAGACATAACTTTTTGATCTGCGTGTAATTCTTCGATTTCCGCTTGTAATCTTTCAAACACAAAATTTTTAAGAGCTTCTGTGTTTTTTGTCATAGAAATTGCGTACTGAGCTTTTTGATCAGCTAATTGTTTGCGATCTTCTGCAAATTCAGCTATTTCTGCTGTCAATTTTTCTGATACTAATTTGTCCACGGCATCCACTAACTGTGCTTTGTCGTGAGCATATTTCTTAGCAAACTCTTCACGTAATTCTGCTGTGGCTGCAGTTTTATTTTCTGCAACTTTTGTATTCCAAGCAGCTTCGATTTCGGCTCTGATCTCTTTTGAAATTGCGTTGTTTTCAAAAAGCGATTTCAGTGCATCTAGCATTGTTTTTTCTCCTATTTGTTTACCGGAGTTTACTGATGATATTCACCAGTTGTTCCTTTAAGTATTGTTGTGCCTCTGTGTCCCTTGCGATGTTTAAAGCTCTATAGCCACCTTTTGCATTTAACAAGTGTTCATAAATGGGGGTGGGGTATGCGCCCGGAGCCGAAGGTTGTGCCACAATGTCCACAGTAATGATTTCAAATTCACTCACTGTGCCTGAGCCATCTTCTCTCACGTTGCCGCTGCCACGACTAGAGACTCCTAGTTTTACGCCGCTTTCCAGCATTGTTTTTACTAAGAGTCCCATAGGCGTTGGTAATATTTTTAATTTCCCATGTCCGTTTGGCCCATCCATCCACATACTTGACAGCATGTGACTGACGCGATCCAAATTGATATTGAGACCTTCTGGATGATCCACTTCGCCCAACACTGAGTAACCACCTTTGATTTGGTCATTAAGTGTGTTGACAGCCCTACTGATTTCACTAACAGGATACACTCTTTGATTGGCGTTCTTCACACCTCCCTGAATGCAGATACCTTTCATGTAAAGGCTCTTACCCCCGTTTTTGTCTTCTGTAGACTCGACGACCAAACCTGCTTGGTCAAATGTCAATGTTTCACGTAGTGTTAACATCTAATATGTAGTTCCTTTTAGTTACTACTTGCTACCCAAAACGCTGGTGGTATTATCTGCCTTATCAGCGGTTTCTGGGCCTTTGGCTTTCACCATTTTGGAAGCATGACCGCCTGGCACATTCACGTTGCCTGCGTCATGTTTTTCAGCTTTTGGAGCTGGTCTTCCTTTTTCTTCTGAACCTACTATATCAACAGCTTTTCCACCCATTGCTTTTGCTTGCTTTGGTGTTGGAGATTTTTCGTTGTCAGTGTTGTCTGCGTGTTTCACAGCAACTTTGTCAACGTATTCTCTCATTTGTTCTCTGTCGCTTTTGGATTCAGCAGCTGGTTGTGCGCCAAGTTCGGAAGTTACAGGAGCTTGCGCTACTGGAATTTCCTCTGCACTTGGTTGAACTTCAACAGCTTCTTCTTTTTCTTCGCTGTCTTTGTCGCCTTCGTCTGACATCATTTTTTCAAACTCAGCTTTTAGTTCTTCCACTGCATCTTCTAGATCTTCGATTTTGTCTTCGATCTTATCCTCTTTGGAATGTTCTTTGTCATCAGACTTCTTTGCATCTTCAATGTCTGCAAGCATGTCATCAGTAGCATCACCACCAACTTCTGTGGTTGCAGCAACTGGTGCAGCCACTTCAGCAGCTGGTGCCACAGTGGTTTCTGCAGTTGCAGTGTCTGAAGATTCTTTCTTCATTTCTTTTGAATCTTCTTTGGAATCTGCTTTTGCGTCTTCTTTGTCGTGTTCTTTCTTGTCTGACTTTTTCTTAGCTTCGTCTACTGTTGTGTCTGCTGGTGCATCTGCAACTTCAACATCTGCTAGGTCTGTTTCTAATAAATCTGAATAGATTGCTCGGCTTTTTTCCACAACTATTTCATGAAATAGCGCTTCAGCTGCCGCTCTGTCGTCAGCGGTAAGTTTTTCTAGCATCTGTTCAAACTTGTTGATTTCGTTTGACATGTGTTTCTCCTTTGGTTAGTTTTCGAATAAGGCTGTCGTGTTTATTTAACAATTTTGTCTAAAAGTGGGCAGATATAGGTTGTTTTTGACTAGTTTTGTGGAGGTTTTGGTCTGCAGTACAAACTGCGAAAATCCGCCACTGTGATCTCTGAATAGTTTTGATATTTTTTGAAATCATCCGCTTGATAGCCCATTCCTATGGTTTCCACCACTCTCACATACTTGTTTTTGGGGTATTTTTGTATGATCATGCCGGTTTGACGCTGCCAATTGCCATGATATGTGGCAGGATCTGTGAGTTTTCTGTAGTTTCGGGTGCCTCCGTAGATGTTATTCAGTTTGCCTTCAGTGGTGCCTACAAAATCAAATCCCAGCAAATAAAACAGTTTGTGCTTGTGTTCTGTGGCTAACCACAGTGCTGTGGGGCCTGAACTCCAGCCTTGACTGGGTTTAAAAAAGTGTAATCCAGGATGTTTTTCTAAGTTTTTGTTGGGATTAGTCCACACTTCATGACGCATCTGCCATTTGGCTTCACATATTTCATTGATCATTTTAGCATCAACAGCAATGAGATAGTGTGGTGCGTAATCTCTGTAGAGAGCATTACAACCATAGGTTCTGCCCCATTCTCTGATATGATCCAGTCTGATTGACTTGCGACTGACACCATTGCCCAACACAAAAGCAATGCTGGTTTCGCCGACGTAGGCAGGCTGCACAGGGGCAGTAGCCACTGGCACATTGACATCCATCGGCACTGCCTGTTTGCTTGCTCTGTGCTGGTGTTTGGCTGCTTTACGCTGTTGTTTCAGCAATTTCCACTGTGCTTTAGTGTAAGAGCTCTTGTCTAGTTTGGCCATTGGTAGGCTGTAAAGTTTATGCTGGCGGTTGGTTACTTGCTAAACCGTACATTTTGCGAACAAATTCTAATTCCTTGGTTTGCTCTGCGCTATGAAATTCACTGGCTTTTCTAGCACGATTGATCTGTGATAGCGTCAGTCTAGTTTTGCGTGTGTCTCCTTTGTTGATGATAGATTGATCATATTTAGGGTCGTATAGACTGTGAATAGCAGAATCCATCTCGTTTTTGTCAAAGTAAAAGATTTCACGCAATAGCATGAAATTATTTATCTTTAGGTGGTGGGTGTTGCGCCTGGTGTGGCTGGTGGAGTTACTGGAGCATCAGCTTCAGGACTCTGTGTTGCAATATCAGTTTGCATATTTGTAGGAGTGATGCCTGCACTGCGCAGTTCAGCCCCTGCTGCTGTAGGTTTAATTTTGAACTGTTCATCATTTTCTTCACGCCATAATCTTTCATTCTCTGACAATTCTTCTGCAGTCAAGCCTAAAAATCTCATCAGCGCATATCTGTTGCTGATGTAAGGTATCTGTGATACCTGTGTAAATGTTTGTACCCTATTGTTGTCCAGTTCTGCTTGCCTGTAGCTGGCAAAATTTTGTGGCGTTTGGAACTTGATATCGAACATGCTGACATCTATGTTCACACCTTTGCTCAATAAAAATTTTTTGAAATCATTGTTGAATTCATCTGAAATTAAATTTTGCAGTCTTTCACAATAGTTGTTGAATCTCAATTCCTGTATGTAGGCTGTGCCCACTCTGCCGTCGGAATATTGTGCTTGTCCGTCATCGGGACCTGTGGGCAGATAAGAACTGGGAATACGTAGACCACGCAACAGTTTGTTAGTGAAATATTTCAAATCATCAATTTCACCAAGATTGGTACCACCCGGCAGAGTTTCAACTTTGGATCCACGACCCTCTGCTGTTTGCGGGAAAAAGAAATCTTCGTTTATGCTGAGTGGATTG